TTAATAAGCGGTTTTACTATGGGGCATGGTCGGGGCATTTACAGTTATGCTTTTGTTAAGGATAGACAACTGATCCGCATCGTTTTCAGACATCCATTTACCGTAAACTTGATACACCATCCTCGCGTTAGCGTGACCCATTTGCCCGGCGATAAAGTTAGGGTTAGCTCCTGCAGAAAGAGCCCAGCAAGCATAAGTATGTCTGGACTGATAAGCTTTTCTGTGACGAATTCCCGCACGCCGCATAGCCGAGGCCCAGCTTTGGTTCAGTGAGCCTGTGGCGTAGTTAATCCCACAATGAGGGTTTTTAGTGTACACAGCAGGGCTGAAGACGAACGTGCACTTATCCAGTCGCTTTTTACCGTATTCGCGTAGAGCGACACTGATATCATGCTGTTTACCAAGTCTTGTAAGTTCCGCTTGATCTCGTAAGACAGCAATAGCTGCATCAATCAGCACTATTTTCCTGTCTGTTCCGGCGTCAGTTTTAGGAGGCGTAAAGTTACGGGCGGCGGTGTAATTCCTTGTGACAGAGATAGTACCAGCCTTGAGGTCTACATCTTCCCAAGCTAAGGCACATATTTCACCATGTCTCATGCCGGTGAATACAGCCAGACTCCAGAGATTTTTAAGCTGCCGATTGTCACAAGCTGCGATAAGCCGCTCAAACTCATCTTTTGTTAATGGGTCTGGTTCTGATTTCGATCTTTTTAATGAGGTTATATTTCGCATGGGATTTGTAGATATATAACCATTATGGCTGGCGAACTCTAATACCCCGTTTATAACACGCATATAGTAATTTACAGTCGAGGCGGTACGGCCTTTAATCGGTTTTGTATGCCAATGTTTAGGGCGCTGGAAACCCAGAAGTAATTCTCTACGCAACGAGAGCAAAAATTCTTGGTTTATTGAGGCGATAAGCGTATCTGCGCCAACATATGGCATAACGTTCTTAATAGATGCTTTGTAACGCACGTAGGTATTCTTGCAAACATCGATTTCTTTTAACGAGAGCCATTTCTCACTGAGAGTAGCGAAATCGATGTTTGGTTTAGCTAAACCAAAGCGTGCCAAGTGACGTGAGTCTGGGAACTGTGCGGCATAATCAAACGTGCCCGTTTTGATGGCATAGCAAATCGCATTACGAAGCTCGCCCGCTTTTTTACGATTCTTAGGGGAGTCAGGGACTCCCAAGTTTTCCCTGACTCTTACTCCTTTGTAGATAAACCAGATGCGAAGCTTCCCACCGTGATTTTCCACGCCGGTTGGGTACTCAATCATTACGTCTCCTTTTTACTAAGTTCACTTAAGCTATGTAACGGCGCGGCTTTGCCATTGCCTGTCGTTCAATCCAGCGATCTATCTCTTCCAGGTTATAAAAGCAGGGGCTGTTATCCCAGGGCTGACCATCAGGCGCGACATGTATGTACTCTTTGCCTTCAAGAAAACTTTGTTCCCTTGCTTTTTTCAATGTTCCTCTTTTGAACCCTTTAAGCGCAATAAGCTGTTCTTCCGCAACCCATTTCCCAGGGGATACAATCATCACTACTTCACCCATGAAATCCTCCTCGGCCCGAAAGCCGCTATCAAAAACCAAAAGTTAATTCACTACTAAAAAGCAGGGCGTGGACCCGGTTATTACTGTGGGATCGCTTCATCGTAAGCCGCATCTGGTTCGCTTTTCTCCGCGCTAGAAGGAGCGGGGAATTCGTAAGGAACCCCTTCCAGTTGAAGCCATAGAGCGGAGCGGGCCGTTTTGATGGTCGGCCAGTCCATGCCTTTAATTCGCTCCCAGGAACGGGAGCAGAACACCTCTTCCAGAAGGTCGGCTTTAGCGCGTTTAGCGTCGTTACTTGTACCGCCATGATGTTTATTCAGCAGCTCGACGATCTCATCGAGGGCGATCTCTTTCGCGCGTTTCTCTTTTTGCCATGTCGGCAAACCATCATCGGCAAACAGTTCGCCATTATCGCGAGAGGTATCCACCCCTAAATGTGTTCCGCCCAGGTTAAGGAACTCAATGTGCGGCAGAAAGTGTTTAAATGTCGGGTTCGCGAATGTCTGGCCGTCGATGCGAGTAGAGCGGTCCTTAAGAATGCGGGCAGTGCGCCATACCTGCCCGGACTCTAGATCCATTTGCTTTTCCATTTGGACCAAAATCGAGGGCTCATAACCAGTCTCGGTTTCGGCTTTCATTTTGATGCCGGTTTTTTCTAATTGGCGCTTGCCGTCGTCGCCTTCGAAAAAATCGTACTCATAGCCCGCGCGGCCACACATGATGATATGCGCCTGGCTGTTAACGAAACGGTCGGTAAAACGCCGCCATTCCTGTTTCAGCCACGCCCAGTCCGAGAATTCAAGGCCACGCTTACGTTTGCGGCGGGTTGCGTACTCATCACACAAGCACGTCCAGAAATGGCTGATGGAGTCGATGATGAGCACTGAGCCGCTTTGTTCCGCTTCATTAACTGCGGCAAGCAGATCCACAAACGCGCGCGTTTTAGCTGTATAAAGCTCAATGTTCTCTGCATCGAAGCGGGGTTTAACCCAATCCGAACCGGTTTCGGTATCAAGGAACATTACCGGCTTATCACCCATTGCAAGCCCACGCTGGCGCATCAACAGGACGAGGCCGATCGCCAGTTCGCTGGCAGTGTAAGTTTTGCCGTCTCCGGCAAAGCCCATGATTCCGGCTTTAAGGAAAGCCTGTGTATTAGTGGCTCGTTGGAAAAGGGCCATTTCGTCCTCTCCTCAAATCCATGTTTAATGCTGTCTGTTTGGCCGCGAGCGTTTCGGCGGCGTACCGCAGAAACTCCGCTGCCTTTTCCTGAAAATCCACATCATCGAAAGTTGCGGTAAGGGCGGCTTTATCCGCTTGGGTGTTGCTGAGTAGAGCGTGAAGGTGATGAAACTTGATCTGGCGATCGTATAAGTCGGCCAGCTCTGCTTCTTCCTCTTCCCGAGCTATTTGTATGTAGTGGTCTTGCCATGCGCGCTCTTCGATACGGTCATGCATGAAATACGCGTTCACGATTCCTCCTGTAAAAGGGCGTAAAAATCCCCGGCGCCTTGTTAGCCGCCAATTACGAGGGTTTGATTAATGTCCGAAAGGGTGGGTCAATGAGTTAACGGATTACCGAACCCATCAAGAAAAACTTCGACTACGCGATCAGTGATGCGGATTTGCTCGCGCATTGAGTGAAGGTAAACGTGTTTACCGCGGATCGCTGAGACTCGATAGGCGCAACCATCGCGGAGCGCCATCATTCCAGGTGCAAGACATTGCCTTATTAACGGCATAGTGCCGTAGTGTTGATTAACCATCTTCTCCCTTGCCGTTATCGCCCGGCTGGCGGAACGTTTTGCTAAGTAACCACTGCGCCCTGCTGTTACTGACGAGATAGATGCTATACCCTTGAGTTTTGAATTTCAAGTCCTAAAGGTATAATTATTATAACTTAAGAGGTTTGCTGGGAGTGTTTTAGGAATAGAACAGGGTATCGCCAAGTAATTAATTTCAGTCAAAATCGTTAACCGACCGAACTTGACCATCGGCAGAGAGTGATTTAATTTAAAGTGACTGTATGGATATACAGTCACTTGGGTTGTGAAATCATAGAAGGAGGAGAGGAGCATGCCTGATGCAATGTTGCGCACCGCGCCGGGAGTTTACAAAAAGATCGTCCTGGCAAATAAGCATTGCTGGGCTTTGGGATGGGAAATTTATCTACGGAAAGATCGGGCCATAAAGACAATAACTCCCAGTATTTCCACACGTTCGTCTATAGGAACAAGCCCGAGTCGCGAGTCTCCGACGTCCAGATAGTTTTGCGGCCCGCGGGTGAGATATCTGTATGCCGAAGATTTGCCGTTTATCTTTGCGTAAACAAAATCGTTATTAACCGGAGTTTCCTCAGAATCTACAACAATGGTGCAGCCTTGAGGTAATTCGGGGAATCCGGTTTCATAGTTTAACTTGTATGCTTTTGATTTTTCATGATTAATAGCATCTGGGACAACAGTTAGTCCTATTTGTTTTTCGCTTTCATCATAAAGCGGGAGCGCTATAGTTCCTTCATAAACAATAGAACTGGCATTGCTTGTTTCGACCTGCTCGGACTTCATGTTCCCAACTCCATGCGCCAGCCACTCTGGCCGTACGCCTAAAGCTTTAGCAAGATCAACAATCTTCGCTGAACTCTGAGTTCTACCAGAAACAATTTTCCAAACTGTAGGCTGGGATACGCCCGCAGCCTCAGCAAGCGACGCTTGGCTAAAGCCGCCTGCCGTCATTGCAATTCCAAGTCTTTGAGAGAGTGTCGTTTTCATATTCCCAAACTATAACCGAGGGTTTAACTAGTCAAATAACCATGGGATTGACCATGCCTATAACCATGAGTATTATTTGTCTCATCATCAAAACTCATGAGTGTTGAAAATGAACGAGTATATTGCAAAAGCCATAGAGATTGCCGGTTCACAAGCCAAATTAGCTGAACAGGTAGGAGTGTCACAAGTTAGCGTTTGCCGTTGGCTAAACAACAAGAAGAAGGTGTCGCCGGAACGCGTCATCGCAGTTGTTAAAGCTACCGGGGGCGTGATTAAGCCTTACCAAATACGCCCCGATCTACCGATGCTTTTTCCACATTCAGAAAATTAAGCTTCATCTTGCGCGTGTCTACCAACAATCAGAAGTAATAGTAGGAAGTATTAACCATGAGAACCACACAGAAACGCACTACGAGTAAAACACTACAAATTGAAACACGAATCAGGAGCGGCATCGCTGCTCTTGGGGTCACACAGGTTGCTAAAGATATGGGAGTACATCATTCGCAAATAAGCCGTATGCAAACGGGGAAAATTGTTTTGTGGAGCGGGCCGCCAAACTGTTGGCAGTAATAGGTTTCGATGACCGCGAAGAAACGGTGATTATCAAAGGCGAGCAGACGTCAGAGGTGGCGAAAGCGCTTATCTCAATGCTGGAGCATTTAAAAGGCGAAACCCCGTACTGCGGCAACAGTTCCGGGGCTTCTGTACGCAAACACATGGGCATGTAATTTGCGTGATGATTATGACAAAGCAAATTTTGACTATCAACATCTCAATCAAAACTACGGATTCATAGCGTTTATTGCAGGTGGCGCACCATGAGTATGGAATTGATGGCTAAGGCTATGAAAATCACAGTCGGTAACCCGCTGCGTAAGCTGGTGCTAATCAAGCTGGCGGATAACGCCAGCGATAAAGGTGAGTGCTGGCCGTCATATCAGCATATTGCTGACCAATGCGAAATTACTAAGCGTTCGGTAATGAACCATATAGCAGCGCTTTGTGAAATTGGTTTGATCAAAAAAGAGACACGCATAGGCCCCAAAGGTAATTCGAGCAATCTATATATTTTGAAGCTGTATAACACAGCGAAATCACCGGCAGGTAGTGAACGAAATTCACTAGGAGGGAGTGAATCTGGTTCACTACCTAGTGAATCTCTTTCACTAGGGGGTAGTGAATCTGGTTCACCCAGAACCAGTCACTTTATAGAACCAGTCAATGAAACTATTACGTCAGAGAACGCTAGCGCGTCCTCTGGCGCAGTTACAAAACACAAGGATTTGATTGTACCAGTTAGACCCGATGCGGCTATTCGTTCACCAAAAGGCGACAAGTGGGGAACCGTTGATGATTTGCGAACCGCTGAATTAATTTTCGGCAAAGTGCAGGAGGTTACCCCTGCCGCGCGCAAACCTAACTGGGTGGCATGGGCCAATGACATTCGATTGATGCGCGTAGCCCTAAACGTCACACATGCTGAAATTTGGCAGGTATTCACTTGGGCGAACACCGATCATTTCTGGCAAACAAACATTTTGTGCCCAGCCAAGCTTCGCGAGAAATGGCCTACGCTGACCGCTCAGATGATGCGGCTATCACGTCAGCGCTCTATTGCGCTGCAACAGCATACGCCACACTGGAATAGTCCTGAGGCATGGGAGGACGTACTGTGAATGAACAACTGATTCAAGCCATTGTAGATAAAGACAGCCAGACGCTCTCTCGGCTTGCTAATAAATACCAACCGACCCAAGAACGCACCGCAAAGAGCGTAGTCAATACCGAGGCTGAGCGTCTGGTTGATGCACTGTTTCGCCAGCTTAAGCAGGTATTCCCTGCGTCAGCTGCGACGAGCCTACGCACCGAAGCCGACGAGGCAGTTGCAAAACAGCAGTGGATTCTAGCATTCGCTGAGAATGGCATAACTAAAAGAGAGCAATTGGCTGCAGGCATGAAAAGAGCTCGAGCCAGCCATTCGCCATTCTTGCCGTCGCCAGGGCTGTTCATTAGCTGGTGTAGAGAGGGGGAGCTCGAGCAAGCCGGGCTGCCCTCACCAGATGAACTGGTTGCTATGGTTCATACATATTGCGCCCGCGTTGGGCTTTATGCTGCATCAACAGAATATCCATGGAAGCATCCAACACATTATTGGATGGTGACGCGACTCTATAGCGAAATGCGTTTGTATGGCTGGACAGAATCAGAACTGATAGAACAGGCAAAGAAAGAATTGAGCAATATGGTACAGCGCATTACTAGCGGTGAAAAGATTCCAGCGCCGGTGTCATTGATTGAACGTTCTGAATCGCGGCAGTTTTCCCGTGAAAAAGGATTGAAAATAATCGCAAAAATAAAAAAGGAAATTTTAAAAAAACAGCAATAAAAGCTAGAGTGATAAGGTATTCCTAAAGGATGTAACTAACCATGATAATTAAACTGAAAGAATGTTATGATTGGTAAATGTATGAGCGCTAAATCTTCATGTCGTCGATCTGTATATTTAAATTGATGTGTAATTAATATCTGTGCCGCCTGAAAATTAATTGATAGCAAGGCCATAAATGTCAGGCAAATAATGTTAAATATGCTTTTGATATATATAGTCATGCATTTTTGCGCGGAGTTCTTTACAACATAGTTTATAAATCTACACTTAAGAAGAGGAGATTTTTATCACATGCTAATTATTGCCCCCTTCATAGCGAAGGGGGCTGAACTCATTCCATTTCTTTTATGTTATGCACATCTAAAGCTCCGTGCTCTATTGCATATCTTAAAGCATTAGATGCACCACCGCGCTCGTTATTAGCAAAAATATGCAACGTATTTTCAGCTCTACTAACACCAACATATATATTAGAAATGAATTTCCTCATCGCACTGGCATGATAATTTCCAACAGGTACTTCCTCTTTATTTGCCTCAATAAGGAATACAGTGTCGAATTGTGTTCCTGCAACATATTCTGGCATGCTTAAAATAAATTTTCGTTTGTTGTTATTTATAGAGCTTATCTGTTCTCTATCGGATATTAATGTGAAAAGATCTTGGAATTTTGCTGCTTTAGAGTATGTTAAGAACAATTCTTCACTAGCACATAGAATCGCGACTCTATTCGCTGCGGTTAAAGTCTTCGATTTTCTTTCAGCTGCAGGGAACACATAGTCAAAAATTTCTCTTGTACTGTCAGCGGTTACAAGCTTAGGTTTCTCGCCATTTTTTTCTTCAGACTTTATGATTATTTTATTCCAGTCATCACCCAGTTCATCTTCGATGCCTAATGCAGGGAATGCATTATCTATCCATTCTATAAGGTTTGCGATAGGTTGGGTATATCTGAATGATTTTTCCAATTTAAATTTCTTCGTTCGGCCTAAACCTAAAGAGTTTGCAATATTTGTGTTAGGATTTAAATCAACGCAGAATGTATCATAAGTGCTTTGCTTGGTATCATATGCCATTATTATTTTAGGAATGCTATCAGCGTCTTTCATTAAGTTGTGAAATGTCATCCGTTCTTGGCGATTGAAAAGATGTAATTCATCAACAAAAATTAGGTCATAACCATTTTTATATCGCAGGTTATCCCATGCATTACTGTCGAGATAACCTAAATAATCTGATATCATCTGATCTGCACTTATTACATTCATGTCCCGCAATAAATTCCTGAATTTATCATATAAGTGCAATACTACTTTACGTTCATATTCTGAGTCGAGCTTCATCATCCATTGTTTTCTAGGTTCATTTATATATTTTTGTTTTTTTTCCGGGCTTCTTCTTACACCTTCAGCCTCTAAAACGCAAGCAAACTCATTCATCAATGCCACAGCGAAAGTTCGAAATTCATTGGAGCCAATATCTGCGTCAATATACTTGGTAAAACTTTCAGAACATTTGCTTTTAAAAGTTACCCAATCAGAATTTTTGAAGTCTTTAATAAGGCCTTCTATGGCTTCAACTTGTAGCAATCTGCTTTCATAACCGTCCATCGACAAAGGTTGTAAATTATTAAGGGAGTATTTTATAGCTTGGTTAGCAAGTTCTTGTAATGTACAAACTGTTAATGTTGACTGAGGGTTTTTTTTCCTCAATAGTTCCGTATCCATGATGTCGATGGATTGAAGAACATTTTCAACGGTAGATGTATTATGTGTTAAGAAAAGGAAGTTGACACTTTCATTACGATCGCATTTTCTTTTAAACTCATAAAGACATTTCACTACTAAGGATAGTGTCTTGCCCGTCCCCGCAGCACCGACTAACCTGATACTTTTATCTATTTCAGAAGAGACGAAATTGGTCTGTTCAGTAGTTAGTTTTGCATCTAACCATTCATTTAAGCTTAATCCTAATGTCAACTTGTCTTGTAAAGGAGGAAGGGTGATTCTACCTTTTCCAAATTTGTCATTGTTACTGCTCTCTTTGGTTAATAAACTAATCAATGCATCTTCATAGAGGTTTATAGCTATTTTGAATGTGTCGATATCGTTATCAACTAGATTAATATCCTTTTTGTTACTATCGAATGCATAGGCATAAGTATGATTGGTTTCATCTGGGTTAAGATCGAAAAAAATCCTTCCTTTGTCATTATTAAAGCTGTGGCTTGACTGAATAGATAATAATGAACCTGAATGATAAGGAGCCCATTTAGTTGGAACCATTAGTTTTCCAGGGAGAATAGATAAATTTCCTATTCTTAGTATCCTATAAAATGCATCATTTTTGGTTTTTTTGTTTATTCTATCAAACAACCCACTCGTCGATGTATTAATAACCAATAATTTTGAATTTTCTTCAGCTTGTTTGCTAATGAGATAAAGGACTTGACTTTCACTATCTTCATACCAATGAATATTTTCTGGAAGATGTGCTGGATCAAAATTATTTGTCCAGTTTGTGGGGAGATCAAAGTTAGCCAAGAGTATATTAATTGCGAATTCTTCTATCACCAATGCTCTTTTCATGATTTTTCCTTCATCAGAATTTTTCGAGGAATATAGAGAATGAATCTTTTACATCCTGCTCATAATAATTTGGGAATCCTATTCTAGAGAATAAAACTCCGAACTGTTGAGATAGGGCATGTTTAAAGGTTGGAGTAAGTCTTCCAATTCTAATGTAGGAAGTAGATGCTTCCTTAGCTTGCGAGATTGATGAGAAACACTGATTCACTGGTACAAAAAACAAGCTTCTTAATTTTACAACATATCCAATTTGTTCTAGAGATGGAATCGAGGGGATGAAAAAAAGATCTTGTGGCGGACTCCCACTAAGTTCCTTCATGAATTTTTTTATGGTTTTATTTATCCCATCATTTGTATTATGATCTGCTTTATTAACAATAGCAAGTAACTCGATATTTTTTGATTCGGGGTTTTTCTGATGATTTAGATATTTTTTTATAATTGCATGGGAGGTGCTTAATTGAGTGATGGTTTCCTTTTTATCTATTTTTAGCGAGGAAATAATCAAAGATACATCGTCTTCTTCAATCCATCTTTTTATACTTTGATTTTCAAGAGGCTTATGCTGTTCTGACAAAGACATCCATTGCTCATTGATTGTTTCTATTATGGAATTGAGCTCTGTTGTGAATATCTTTTGGTGTTTTAAAGCAGAGAAATCACTAAAAAAATAATCATTTAGAGATGATACATCCAGACATGCGAAGCCACTTTTCCCTAATTTATTATTAGCTATATCACAATCTGCTGAAATTATAACAAATAATTCCTCTTGGCCTGTAGGATTGATGCTTTTGAAAAGATCCCCTTGCAAAAATTCATGGTCATCATAGGAATCTATACAGTAGTTTGACATAAAGAACTCCTTTTGCAAATCGTAAGCATAAATATAAAGCTTTTTTTAAAATCCTGAGGTAAATGTTTGATTGTAATTTAATGAAGCTAGGATTTTGCTCCTTCGTGTTGTCATATTTGATGCCTACTATGATGATCAAACGGATGATGTATTTGATCTTGCGTTAAAGTATCTTAATCAGATATATATAACTCATTAAGATGAAGGTTTGCAACCGGATATGCAATGTATGAACTTTTTTTTGCATAAAAACCCACCCCAAATGATACCCTAAGTGAAATTTGCAGCGTATTGGGAATAATAACCAAGGGTGACTAATGTGTCATGAGGTGATTTATATATAATATATTATTGACACTATTATCTAACATAGGTGCGAATTTAATGAGTTAATATATGTGACGGGTTAAATTGAGGTCACACGCACGTTTTGTGATGATTTTAATATCCTTTTCCGGGTAGGTAATGCATGACTTAATCCTCATGGCAATATATTCGAACAGAAACACCATGCCTTTCAGCTTTGATAATGCTGTTTTAGTTTATGAGAATAACTGCATTAATAATCTCTTTTTAGTAAAATGCCCATCGTAGCCTGAACAGCTTGCTAAGTAACACTGTGCCATGGAAGGGAACTTATGGCGCAGAATGATTTTAAACAACTCATCTTCTTTGCACTGATCGCAGCGTCAATTGCGATCAGTGCTCTCGTGTATCCACCGTTCGACCTCTCAGGAGGTGCGGCGTGAACTTACCCAAAGACGGCATTCGCCTTCACAAATCCAACTTCGCTTCCATCGGCCAGCAATTGCAGCCGCTACTGGCTAATGGCGATTGCTACCGTCTGATCATCAGACCGTGGCGCGAAACTCGCAGCCTTTCACAGAATGCGCTGGCGCATATGTGGTTTGCTGAAATCAGTAACTATCTCATTAAGCGGGGCAAAACCTTTGCTTCCCCGGCGTGGGTTAAGGACGCGCTGAAGCATTCCTATCTCGGTTACGAACGCCGTGAGATGACCGACGTCATTACCGGCGAGAAAACCACAATCAGTTCCCTCCGTCACACCTCCGATCTCGACACAGGCGAGATGCATTTCTTCCTCTCGCAAGTTGAAGCCTGGGCTCTGAGCATCGGTTGCCGTCTCACTATTCCCGAGGACTGTGAATATGCGCAGCTCCGGGCAGAGCAGGAGGCTTAATCATGCGTATGGGATGGTTTGAACATTCGGATTGCACCGCAGAAGAAGCCGACGAGCTGCTTCGCCAGTATCGCAAACGAGGCATTAAAGCTGAGCGAGCTCTGTCTGCTGACTGTAAGACGTTCGTTGTTCGCGTTCTGCTGCCTGAAAGCAAATACCCGCCACGGCAGGACACCACATTTCAACAGCGGATGTGGAGGTGAGGGTGAAGAGTATTTATCGAAGCGCTAAATGGCTGGCTGCCGTTCGCCAGTTAGATTGTTGCGTGCTTTGCCGCCGCTGGGGTGTACAGGCGGCACATCGCAACGAGGACAAAGGCATGGGCCTTAAGGTCGATGACAGCCTGACGGCAGCGCTCTGTGTTGACTGTCATCATGCTATCGATAACGGCAGCGAACTGACAAGAGAGGAGCGTCGCGCACTAATGGACCGCGCCATCGTGCTTACGCTTCGGGAACTGACGCGGCGCGGTCTGGTGGTGCCCAAATGACGAACACCTATGAATTCACATTGCCGTATCCACCAAGTGTTAACGACTACTGGCGGCGTGGAAATGGCATTACCTACATCAATAAGAAAGGCCGCGAGTACCGTCGGGCAGTGCAGGAGATCCTGCATATCCTCAGGCTCGACATAAACACCTCTGCGCGGCTGAGGCTGCGCATTATCGCGAACATACCTGATAAACGCCGCCGCGATATCGACAACATTCTCAAAGCGGTCTGCGACTCACTGGAGCAGGGCGGTTTCATGCAAAACGACTCGCAAATAGACGAGCTGAAAGTAATACGCGGGGAAGTCATTCCCGGTGGGTGTCTGGGTATTAAAGTCACGGAGATTGAAGAGTGATAGCACAGGATTACGAATACATCCGTCAGCAACTCATTACCGCGACCGCTGATTTAAGCGGGTCAACCAAGGGGCAACTCGTTGCGTTCGCAGAAAACGCTCAATTAGCCACGAACCGCTACAAGCGAAAGCGCCTGAAGGTTAGGGATGAGGAAACCGGGAAGATGATTACCTTACATAACCCACCCGTACCAGGAGTGCAGTCCCGAGCCAAAGGTTCATCAATCGCGCTGGTGCTTCCCGTCGAATACGCTACCGCGAGCTGGCGTCGGGCTGTACTGGCGCTTGATGAAGTCGAATGCGCCTGGCTGCTGTGGTGTTACTCCGAAAACATACGTTATGCACATCAGGTCGAGATAGTACGCTGGGGATGGGAGACTTTCAGCGAGGAACTCAAGGGTCAACGAATCGCCGGTAAGACACTGGAGCGTTTGCGTGCGTTAGTATGGCTGGCGGCGCAGGACGTTAAACGCGAGTTACGAAATGAGCCGCAAGGCTGCTACAAAGGCCATGAGCTGGCGCAGATGGTTGGGGTAACAAAATCTATGTGGTCGGAAGGATATGCCGCACGGTGGGCGCAAATGAGAGCCAATTTTCTGTATCTGGATAAGAGGGCCGTAATAGATGCAGCAAAAACACGTTCGAAGCAGAAGATAGCAAATTACAAACAAGTTATTGCAAATCCGAACTAAAACCGGTAAATTTGTCTGCATTATGTTATTTTGCCTCTGTTGTATCTAACCCGCCTTGTGCGGGTTTTCTTGTTTCTGCGACATGTGCCCTCGGATAATATGGCTTCCATTACCGATACCTTCAGAGGCAACAAATGGCACTGGTGTTTATTCCAGCTCTTATCGTTTTACTTACTGCAAAAGAGAAAAAACTTGGTCGCGAGCTGACACAAGAAGAAGTTGAGACACTACGCGATAATGCAGTCGGTATGGTAATGCCTGACGAAATCGCTTTAGAAATGAATGAGAGCCGTGGTTATCCTGACGTTGACCCAGAGAACGTCTGGCATGATTGGCTTTCCTACAAAAACTCTTTTGACGTCCAGTAAAGAGATACGCTTCTCCTCTTTAACATAGACAAATTCTAAAACCGCCTTGTTGTCCGGGTGTGGAGCTTCTTGTGTGAGATGTGGCCTTTTCGTGTTGTCTGCCTTTTTAACATTGCAAACGCGCCAGAAACTCAAAATTTGATAATAATCACGCTATGAAAATAAAACATCTTAAGTTAATGCCAGCGACACTTTTTTTACCAAGACCTTGCTACTTTTAAAGTGCGCCCCTCACATGGTGCAAATAATTAGCTGTAGCGAATTCTTCCGGTATTGAGTGCCGAGTGCATTTTTATTGTTAAAATTAAGATGTGCCGCACCTAACTAACTCAGGGAAGAATAGTACGTTACAGAACAAGGGCTATGGAGCGTCCTGAAGTCACGCATGTCGCCAGTTCTGCCGAACTGGCTTTTTTTTGGGTAAAACTTTATTTATCGGTAAAGGCTTGAAAATTTAGTGCCCAATGCTAAGTTTTTTTCATTGTTGCATTGGCATGCGCGATAGACATCCATCACTTTTAATGGTGAATCCCCCTGTGCGGTGGGGCATTACTGGCGAAGTTCAAGGGTGAGCAGCATGCGAGACTTTGTTGCCAGTCAAAGTCTCACCGGGAAGCACCCGGCACTATTATTTATGAGGTTCCTTTTAAGGCCAGCTTGTCCGAGCTGGCTTTTTTTTGGCCTTCCTATATCCCCGTTCCACTCCTGTTTCAACACAGAACACTTCCTTGAACAGAGGTGGTGAGAGTATGTATCAAATGGATAAATTAACGACAGGCATTGCCTATGGTACATCTGTAGGTAATGCCGGGTTTTGGGTGCTCCAGCTCCTCGATAAAGTTTCCCCATCACAGTGGGCGGCTATTGGTGTACTCGGCAGCCTGGTGTTCGGCTTTCTTACTTTCCTGACCAACCTCTATTTCAAAATTAAAGAAGATCGGCGTACTCGATAGCGGCATCGACATGAACGGCTATCTGGCCGCACGTATCGCGCAGCGCCTGGGCCGTGGCGAAGCGGCGCAAATCGTTAACGGTGACGGCACCGGTAAAAACGTTAAAGGACTGGCTAAGTGGGTGACGAAAACCACATCCGCCGCAGCCGCTGACGCGTTTACTTGGGAGGAGTTGCTCGCGCTGAAACACAGCGTCGATCCGGCCTACCGCAATTCGCCGAAATTCCGCTTTGCATTTAACGACAATACCCTGCTGAAAATCTCCTCTATGAAAGATGCGCAGGGCCGCCCGCTCTGGCTCCCGGATGTGGTTGGTATGGCACCGGCGACCGTGCTCAACGTGCCTTACGTTATCGATCAGGCGATTGCCGATATTGGCGCGGGTAAACAGTTCGTGTATTGCGGTGACTTTGACCGCTTCATCTTACGCCGTGTGGCGTACATGACCCTGATGCGACTCACTGAGCGTTACGCGGAATATGATCAGGTCGGTTTCCTTGCATTCCATCGCTTCGACTGCGCTCTCGAAGATGCCGCAGCGGTTAAAGCGCTGGTCCGCTACGACGCGCGGTCGTTAAGTATGGCGAACCTCGATGTAAATCTCCTGGAAGCGGCGAAGTCCATCTGATTTGCGAACCCAGCCAAACGAAACGCAGAAACAAAACTTTTGCCAGTCCTCCAGCGTCAGCCGGAGCTTTTTACGGGCCCATTCGCCGGACGTGTGGGGCATTTTTTGCGAGAAGCGACAAAAACGCTCGGCTTTATCTCTGTCGAACCTGTATGGCCAGCGCTGATCTTTGGCCCGCTCCCCCATGCGCTTTAGCAACAATATGGTCGACGCTTGAACCGGGACGTATGACTCCGAGACGTTTGCACGATTGGCACAGACCTTTGTCGCGCCTGATAACGATGTTCCTTACCTTTCGCCACTCAGCACCATAGCCTCGCTGTGTTGCTGTTCGCCCGTTGTTATAGCGCTCCCAGCCAGCACCTTTATGCACTTCGCAATATCCGCTTCTGTCTGTAGTTGATTTACCACATCCACGTTTACGACAGGCTTTAGGGATTCTTGGTGGCATGGCTATTTCCACTTACATAGTCATGTTTTTCGCAGCCAAGCGAGAGTGGCTGATAAAAGATCATAATTACTGGTAGCTAATACGTGGCTGACCTTTTAGATACATTATTGGTGCCGACATAAGCAGAGCTGGAGCACATAAGCAGCATTTATGCCCTCGTCCTCGTTGCGCTTATTCTTGAGTTCGGCGATTCTGTTCAGGATGTCAGCTTTTGACAGGTTTTGGAGGCGGTGCGGTTAGCCGTTTTGACGCTGTACCCCGCCCGAATCGCCGCCTGTGTAGCGTTTACATTGATGAGGTACTCGCGACAGAACAGTTCTTGTTTATCGGTGAGTGCCATTTTGTTTTCTCTTAAAGGAGTCGTTATGCCGCAACAAGGTTCTGTAGGAAGAAGGCTGGAAGCTGCGTTCGAAGCATTCAGAAGAAATGATTATGAAACAACGTTAATACATTTGTTCCCTGCTCTTGATAAAACGGCAAAATCTAGGAGGCCTAAGGCTGGGGTTGGCGCTCGCATTCGCAGTTATCTCGAAGACGATGAGGATCTTATTTCTTACATAGCAACGGGTAACGTTTTGCGGAATATCTATGTTGGCGGAAAATCCATACCAGCGGCGATTTATGAGTTTGGCCGCTGTCCCATCGCTCATGAAGGTGAGTTAGATCCTAGATTAAAGATTACAGAAGATACTGTTTTGAGTATTGGGAATGAATGGATCCTTCCAGTCTCATATATATTTGCAATGCTTATATCTTTGATTGTTGCTGAAGAAAACAGCAATGAATTTTTTATAACAGATATTGCTCTAACGATAAGAGGGAAGAAATATTCCTTAAATAACCTCTGGGGCAAAGAGAGGCTTTTGAGAGAGGAAACAGGCCTGAACTCACTTTTGGCGCGCTCTCGCTCTACCCGTTAAGAATAATCTTAAGGCGTTGCGAAAGCGGCTTTTACTTCTTCTTAGGCCGTCTAGTCATTAAGTTTGTGACCATCAGTAATGCGGAAAACTGTCGAATGCCATGTAGAGTGCATTTAGACTGAGTGAATGCTTATCGTTTATTCTAATTTTCTCCGGCCTTAATGGTTAAGCACTCGGCATCGATATGATGAGCATAGGACATCAGCTTCTCAGCAATGCGATACATGATGCCCTGCGCTATCCAGAACAACCGGAAGTTTGTTTCTTTAACCTTCAGCAGTTTCGATGTTATCCGAAAGCCGCTAGTAGTGTTGCTTGGACGTATTGGTCATCTGGAAGCAGGTCGTATCTTTTATATGGATATGCCATAAAACATGAAGATGTCCCTTAGAAACCATCAAGCTTCGTATTGAAATTTAATAATTTACCCATATAAAAAAATGGGCTGCAATCCCGCAGCCCTGGGAGATAAAAAATGACACCAGAAGAAAAAGAGCGTTTTCTTTTTGAGCAAACGTGCGCGCTGATTGCAGGCCGCCTCGGTAATACCAATACCCCACTTGCTCCAGACGAGTACATCAAAAGTTATTTTGAGAAGATCTACAAAACCCTGGCACAAGAGCTTGATAAGGCTTACATCAAGACTTACGCCAAGTAACATGTCTTGTCCCAAAGCGCCCTTTTCCGACGAACGTTGCCGGAGCGCTGGACGTTATTCAGAATGGCGCTGGCAGCTCCGAAGGGTGTACACAGGAATATCGCCCTTACACCTCGAATGTCTGTTACCGCCGGTATTACAGAGGAGACAGTAAAGCCTGGTCGTCGTGGGAGTATGACCTTACGAGCGCGGGCGGCGTCATCAACGGGTTCGTAGAAATTACCGGAGATGCGCGATCAGTGACTATTAAGCCTAAAACGGCTAACAACGGTTACTATTTCTTTGGTCGTAAGTCGGACAACACCAATCATTTTTATCTTGGGCAGGGTTCCAATAATTCCGACAACGTAACTTGGGGTAACTATCTTACCAATTCCTCTATTTCTCTTGTTGCTGGTGGTGTGGCTGTTTCGGGTATAATAACCCCCTCTAACTGGAGTAATTTTGACGCCCGTTATCAAGCTAAAAACACTGCAAACAGGGCTTCTAATGGCTGGTTTAAGGATGGTTCGACAGGGCTGATCTTTCAGTGGGGAGTTGCTCGTCGCTCTGGAGATTCTACAAAAATAGCTTTTCCTGTAGCATTTCCTAATGCTTGTCTTAACGTTCAGCTTACTCTTGCATGGGCGGGAAGTTTCCATGATCAGAATATATACGCGCAGCTAATCGACCGCACTGCCTTTAACTATATTGCAGGCAGTGGCGAGACAATGGCTTATTTTTTCGCAGTGGGTTATTAA